GGACGGCTTGTTCTCCTCGGAGAAGGTCGCCCGTATCTACGAGGAATCCCGCAACTGGCCCCCCGAGCAGAAAGCCGCCGTCCTGGCCTGGCTGGAATCGGCAGCCACCCGCGAGCGCATCAAGCGCCAGTACGCCAACGCCGCTGAGATCGCCGCAGCCGTGGACCCCGACTTCCGCATCACCCCGGCGCTGCACACCATCGCCAACGCCATCGAGCAGACGCTGTCCAAGCCCCGCCACAACCTCCTGGTCACCATGCCCCCGCAGGAGGGGAAATCGACTCTGTGTGCCGTCTGGACACCGATACGGGCCTGGCAACTCAACCCCAACCGACGTGTCATCCTCGCGTCCTACGGTGACGACCTGGCCCACACCCACTCCACCAACTGCCGCTCGGTCATCGAGGCCCACGGCACCGACGTGATCGACCCCATGACCGGGGCGCGGGTGGCCGACAAGCTGGGACTGAAACTGTCCAACAAGTCCCGACGCATCGACGCCTGGCGCATTGACGGCGGCAAGGGCGGTCTGGTCGCCGTGGGCCTGGGATCGGCCATCACCGGTAGGCCGGCCGACCTGTTCATCATCGACGACCCCTACAAGAACATGCAGGAAGCCGACTCGATGACCCACCGCGAGAAGGTGGACATGTGGATGGCCTCGGTCGCCATGACCCGCTTGAGCCCCGAGGCGTCGATGATCCTCATTCAGACGCGCTGGCACGTCGAGGACCTCGCCGGGAAGGTCATGGCAGCCGAGGCCGAACTACCCAAGTCCCAGCGCACCTGGCGCTACCTCAACATCCCCGCCATCAGCGAGGAGGGTGTTCCCGACGCACTGGGCCGCAAACCCGGCACCGTCATGGTCTCAGCCCGTAAACGCACCAAGGCCGAGTTCGAGCAGACCCGCCGCCAGGTGGGTGAGCGCGTCTGGTACGCGCTGTATCAGGGGCTGCCCACAAACCCGGCTGGTGGCCTGTTCGCCCGGTCCTGGTTCGACCCCGCAGTCGAGTATCCGACCAACCCGGTGGCAGCCGTCGTGGCCGTCGACCCCGCCGATTCCGGTGAGGGCGACGAGACCGGCATCCTGGCGGCATACCTCACCCCTGACGGCTCCATCGTGTTCGCCCACGACGACTCGGGGCTGTTCACCTCCGAGCAGTGGTCGACCAAGGCCGTCGAGCGGGCCCTGTCGATTGGGGCCCGTGAGATCGCCCTGGAAGGTTTCGCCACCTTCACCACCTACGCCGCCGTGGTCAAGCACGCCTACACCAACCTGCATAAGAAGGCCCGCGAGGACCTGGCCGTCGGTAAGACACTGACCGACATTCAGCAGCGTGCGCTCTCACCGATCCCGCCGTTTCTGATCACGAAGTGGACCGCCGGCGGGGACGCGGTAGGGCGTGCCGCCGGTCTGCGTCAAGCCCTGGAAGTCAAGCGAGCCAGGGTGGTGCCGTTCGAGATGGCGGTGTTCATCGAGCAGGCCGCTGACTGGCAGCCGGGGCAGCACTGCCCCGACCGGGTGGCCGCTGCAGTGATCGCCCATGACCGCCTCGACAAGCTCGGCTCGGGGATGAGCAACTACGCCTCTCCGCTGCATCGCGGGGGCCGCGACACACCCGGTTGGCTGACCAGGCGAATCTCCGATGGGGGCGGCGTTCTGAGGTAACAAAACGATCACGGATTGCACGCCGGGTTGGTTCGGTCGCTGGATGGTTAAAACGCTCCTGTCACTCGGTGCTGTCGCGGCTCTTGCCCTGGCACCGAACGCCACTGCGGTTCCCACCGTGGGCATGGGTGGGCTTGTCCCGAATGCCTACAACCTGGCGCAGTACGTCATGGCGAACTACCCCGGTGTGCTCTCCATCGGCGGGGTTCGCGCCGACTACCTCCCCGACCACCCCAGCGGCCGCGCTATCGACATCATGGTCGGTGGGAACACCGGCCTGGGTAATGCCATCGCCTCCGACATTCAGTCGCAGTCAGGCAACTTCGGGGTGTCCTACATTCTGTGGCAGACCGCCAACCACTACGACCACATCCACGTCACCGTCAACTGATCAGGTCGAGGGTCTCGACGGTGAGGTGAGCACCGGTCGGTTCGTCGAGTTCTGCGGTTCGCTTCCACACGTTGAACGACACCACCTGGGAGTCGTCGGCGTACACAGTTCCAGTGAGGGCATCGCAGACTCCACGGACCAGCTTGTCCAGGTCGGGGACTTTCACCGCCAACGGTGTGGCCCTGGTCTTGGGTAGGTTCCGTGGCCGGTGCAAGACGAACCCGATGGACAGGTAGATCCCGGTGGGCGCAGCCCATGCGGGTCTGCCTTCCATCGCGTAGACGGCGTAGGTCTTGACCTCCTGCCGCCACATGCGTAAGGCGTCACCGGAGGCTTCGGTGAGCACGATGCGTTTGGTGTGCGGGTGCTGGAAGGCGCGTTTGGAGCCTTGCGGTTTCGGGGTTCCCGGCACCCAGAACTGCAGGCGCAGGGTGCGGGTGGTCGAGATGGTGTCGGGGGATGACATGCAATAAGGCTATCGGCTGACGGTGTTATGCACCCCGGTGCGACACAGTGACTCGCATGGCCTCAATGATTCTCGCCCTCGTGATCTACGTCCTCGTCGTGATGCGGCTGACCCGTCTGGTCAACGCCGACACCATCCTCGATCCGCTCCGCATCAAGGTGGCTCACCGCTTCGGTCCCGGCTCCGGCTTTGTGTACTTCCTGAGTTGCCCGTGGTGTGTCGGGATGTGGATTTCGTTGATCCTGGCGATCCCGTTCGTCAGCTACATCAACGCGCCCTGGTGGTCGTGGCTGCCCATCGGCCTGGCCTGCTCGCAGCTGGTCGGCATGTTCGCTCCGCTCTACAACGACGATGAGCTTGAGTACGAGCCCATCGAGAATGACTAAGCACCGCGCTTGGCTACCGTGACATCGTGGCGGCTCCTGATTTTCGCATCGTTCGTCGTCGTCGGGGCGCGTCACCTGCTTCCCTGACCGCAGCCAGCTCACCCATCGACAACCCCTCGGCGACATTCAAGAACTCGGTGGCAATGGCCGGCCGCACCGGCTGGCAGACCGAAGCCTGGAACATGATCGACCTTGTCGGTGAGCTTCGCTACTACGTCAACTGGCGCTCGCACGCCTGCAGCCGGGTGCGCCTGGTGGCCTCCGAGCTTGACGACTCAGGTCTGCCCACCGGCAAGACCGACAACGCCCGCGTAGCCGAGATCGTCAAGGCCATCGGCGGCGGCTCCCAGTTGACCGTGGGCCAACTGGTCAAGCGAGCGGTGGAATGTCTCACCGTGGTCGGGGAGACCTGGGTGGCGATCCTCATCGACCCAGACGGGCGTGAGCGGTGGTATGCCTTCTCCCGCGACGAGATCCGCAAGAAGGGTGAGGAAGTCACCGTCATCATGCCCGACGGGTCCGACCACGACTTGCGTCCCGGTGTCGATGTGATCTTCCGCGCCTGGAACGCTCACCCGCGCAAAGCCTCCGACGCCGACTCCTCGGTGCGCTCCAACCTCGACGTGCTGCACGAGATCATCCGCACCACCAAGACCATCGCCAACTCCGCGAAGTCGCGGCTGATCGGCAACGGCATCGTGTTCGTTCCGCAGGAGATGAGCCTGCCGGCCGTCAGCGGCCCGGTGGCGGTCGGTTCTCCCAACTCCAACATGGGGTTGACCGGGCTACCGGCGGTGCAGGAACTGCAGGAGATGTTGTTCAACGTCGCCAAGGTCGCCTACGAGGACGACGAATCCTTCGCCGCCATGATCCCCATCTTCGCCAGCGTTCCCGGTGACATGATCAACAAAGTCGAGCACCTCAAGTTCGACAACCAGATCACCGACACCAACATCAAGCTCCGCAACGACGCCATCCACCGCCTCGCCCTCGGGCTGGACGTGTCCCCTGAGCGGATGCTGGGGTTGGGGTCCTCGACCAACCACTGGTCGGCCTGGGCCATCGGTGACTCCGATGTGCAGCTGCACATCGCCCCGGTGATGGAGACCGTCTGCGCGGCCATCACCGATCAGGTGTTCCGCAACGTGCTGATCCGTGAGGGCATCAACCCCGACGACTACATCGTCTGGTACGACTCCTCCCAGCTGACCGTCGATCCCGACAAGACCCACAGCGCCACCGATGCCTTCGACCGGGGTGTCATCAACGCCGAGGCGTACCGCGCCTACCTGGGTCTGGATGCCGACGCCGGATACGACTTCACCAGCCTGGACGGGTGGAAGGTGTGGGCGCAGGATCAGGTGTCCAAGGACCCGAAGGTGTTCGCCGAGTTCCTTCCCCTGCTGGACCCGAAGGTGCAAAAGGCCATCCCCGATCCCGTGCCGCTGGCACCGCCGCGCAACGGGGTCGATGAGAAGGCCGGTCGCTCCGACAAGACCAACACCGGCAACAAACCCAAGACCGAGGGCAAGGGGCCGGGGTACGACCAAGGCAAGCGCGGGCGCAAGGAAGATGTGGCATCCCGAGCCATCGTCGAAGTGATGGTGAGCCGCGCCCTGGAACTGGCCGGGAAACGCCGGCGCACCCGCTCTGACGGCAACCGGCTTGCGGGGCTGCGCCCCCATCAGTTCCACCGGGTGATGGAGCCGGTCTCCGACGAGGACATCCCCGAGCTGATTAAGGGGTGGGATGACGCGCTGGAAGCCGAGACTTTAGCCCTGGTCGGATTGGACATCGAGGGTGTTCGTGACGAGGTGCATCGTGAGGTGCGCCGCCAGATGACCGCTGCGGTAGTCGACGCCTAGCACCGCTGGTCGATACCGTGGCCCGTGATTGGAGGAACCATGACCGACATCGTTGAAGAACTGACCGCCGTGGAAGAAGTGCCGGTGGGTGACGCCGGTGATCTGTACCGCACCTTCACCGACGCGGTGATCGGTCTGGTAGGCAAGCCCACCTCCGATGGTCGGATGCTGGCCTCGGCCATCGACTTGAGCTTCCGCACCTTCCCGCTGCCGCTGATGTGGTGCAAGCAATCCAAGGAAGGCCACGCCGATTCCTTCACCGTGGGTGTCATCGAGTCAGCGGAACTGCGCGGTGAGCAGATCGTGGCATCGGGCTACCTGCTGAACACCCCCGAGTCTGATGCCGCCGCCACCGAGTTGGCGCACGGTGTGACCTCCCCGAGTGTGGACCTGGCCTCTGCGGAGTGG